ACTTTACTGACTTGCAGCTCAACATCGAAAACTTCTTCAGCGCAGTTGATAAAGAAGAAGAAAGACTTGGTGGTAAGTTTGATGGGGTGATGATCGATCCTTTTAATGAATTGGACATTGAGATTAGTGGCAGCATTGCAAATACAGTAAAGAATGAGCTTGACAGATTGATAGCTTGGACAAAGAAAAAGAACTATCTCACAATCTTAACAAATCACGCAAACGATAAAACTGAGATACGCGAAAAGAATGCAGAAGGAGATTGGTATTTCTGGACACCTCCAAATAAAAAGGAAGAGTGGGCATATGGAGCGCAGTTTGGCAGAAAAGGATACCAAATGATTTTGCTACACGAGCCGCATCCTGAGAAGCAAAGCGACTTAGCTAATGCTATACCATCAGATTTAGAAATGGAACACAGCATTCAATGCCATCACAACGTCAGAGATGTCTATGTGCAGAAGACAAAGCCAAAGGGCGTTGGGAAGACTGGTAAATTTAGATTGTTTTACGATCGAAGTAAACAGCGATACTATTCACTTGATAAGAATGGGAATAAAAAAGGATTGTTATTTTTGGATTAAACAAAGAAACTATCGAAAAATACCAAACTGTAACGTATTGTATAAGGTGCGTTTTAATGCACTTTATACAGTGTTGTAAGTAGTTTTAAAAATACGGAATATGAGCGTAAAAGATAAATATAGAGTAATAAGTGTAAAGACTGAAACCGTAAAAGAGTGGTTTTTGAAAAAGCATTATGCTAAAAGAATACCAAGTATAAGTTTTTGTTTTGCCCTTTTAAATGAAAAAAATCTGACTGTTGGTGTTTGTTCTTTTGGTAGACCAATAGCACACGCATTAGTTCAACACGCTTTTAAAGGTGATTATCAAGAAGATTTTTTGGAGCTTAATAGGTTAGTAACAAATGACGATTTAGATAAAAATGCTTGTTCTTATTTTGTTGGACAATGTTTAAATCAACTACCAAAACCAAAAGTAATAGTATCTTATGCTGACACTTCTCAAAACCATAACGGATATATTTACCAAGCAACAAATTGGATTTATACAGGTCTTTCTGTTGAATTTATGGACTATATGGTAAAAGGGTACGAGCATTTACATAGTGCATCTGTTATGGATATGGTTGGAAGAAGTGACACAAATGGACACTTAAATAAAGTAGAATTGTTGAAAGAAAAGTTTGGTGCTGAAAATGTTTACCAAGTAGAAAGACCGAGAAAGCATAGATACTTTTACTTGTTAGGTAATAAGAATGATAAAAAGAATATGAAGAACAAGCTAAAATATAAAATAGAACCTTATCCAAAAGGGCAAAACAAAAACTACGATGCAAGTTATAAACCGAGTATTCAAACCACTCTTTTTTAAATGCACGAACGTAGTATTTTTAATATTACTTACAACAACTGTAACACCCTGTTACAAATGTTACACCTGTTACACTAAAGAGGTAAATAATGAGTGAACACCAATATTATTATACTTTTATTGGATTCAAATCCAAAATTGTGATAAAACGACATTTGAGCCAAATAATTATTAACGTATTGTTATAAAGTGTATATTTGCTAAAACAAAAACAAAAAACAATGATTGACAACAACCATTTATTGAGCCTTCAAGCGTATTCTAACGAAATAACTGACGCAATCCACGAAGCAAAGCAAGCAAACGACAAACTTATTGAACTTTTAAGTGAGGCAGAAGACAACCAAGACAAAGCAGCCATCAGATTAGCCAAACTTCATGTCATACTTTACTCAGATATTGCTAAGAAGCACGCTGAATATATAGTTGATCTTGTTAAGTATAACAAAGACTTTCTGCCTAAAGATTGCAGGTATGTGAAAGGAGATAACACTTGCGTGATGGATATTGATTGTGAATGTGTTTAAGATTAAAAACAAAAACCAAATAAACAAATAGACATGAAAAACTCAATACAAATAGAGCTAACAAGCTACCTTTTAGACCTTGCAAACGAAGGTGTACTAACAAATAATAACCGAGAAGATTGGCACTTTCAGGCGTTTAACGAGGACTATTATATAATAGGATATTATCAAGCCTCAGAATGGCTCAAAAAGCATAGTATAGATTCGTTTGAAGCAGTAGGCATTTGCCAACAGTATGAAATAGACAATTTCGGTGAAGCAAGTAGTGTTTATGACAACAGCGAAAAGGTTGTTAATATGTTAGTTTACATATTTGGTGAAGAGCTTTTAAATGAACTTAACGTTGAAACAGTTGAAGAATTAAAGTCTGAACTTTTAGGATTAGTTTGAAGATGAACAACGAAAACCAATTCAACCAAGTCGATTTGCTCTTTGATCCAGTGAGAGCATTAGCGCACGTTATTAGAATGAGAAACATCACGCTAACGAATAAGCCAGATCATGAGTTTGTGGCATACTTCAACGAGATTGAAACAACGCTCAGAAAGATGCGCGAAAAGAACGAAAAACTTGCTGCTATGGTTGAATATATGACGCGGCAACAAGATAAGTTTTCAACATCAACGCCAGTCAACGTTGTCGAACATAGCGAAAAAGCACCACGACCAAAAGAAAAGCTGTCAGATGAGGACTGGTTAAGAAAACCACTAACTCAAGCCAACCTTAACTTCTAAAAATGCGTAATATGTGCGAATGAATTTAAGCACATTTAACGTAGCGTTTGGTTTAATCTACGGATTCTGTTTTGGAGTCAACTACTTTGCTTTTGATATCGAAGATGAAGACGGTTCGGAATACAAAGAGCATAACACCCAGATTCTAATAGGTTTCTTTGCCATCAATATAGCGGTTTATGAGCCTTTGCACTAAACCGCTGCTTGAAATTTTAGCGGATAAACATGATCATTGGCTGAATGAGGCTAGAAATCTTGGTGCTGGAGATTTTACTGAAGACATCGTTCAAGAGATGTATGTTCGCCTTCATGTTTACGTTGATGATCCAAGAAGAATAATGTATGACGTTGACGAAGTAAACACCTTTTACGTCTATATTACATTGCGCAACCTTGTAAGCAGCCTACATAAATCACAGATGCGCTTTGAGATAGTTAGAGGTAAAGAGATGGAGCGACTATGTTCCACAATAGCTGAAGATGAATACAGCGTTGAAGACGATGAAGATTTTGAGCATAAGATCGAGATGATTCACAAAGAAGTCAAGAAGTGGCACTGGTATGATCGTCAGATGTGGGAGCTTTACTACAACAGCGAATTAAGCATTCGCAAACTTGCGCAAGAAACCAAGATCAGCACCTCATCAATATTTAATACTTTGAAAAATGGCAAAGAGAAGATCCGCAGCAAGCACAAAAAGTAAGGGGCTTGGAGATACGATTGATAAAATTACCACTAAAACAGGAATCAAGAAAGTAGTTGAAGGATTAACTCCAGAAGGTAAAGATTGCGGCTGCGATGCGCGAAAAGAATTGCTTAACCGATTATTTCCCTACAACAAACCAGAGTGCTTAACAGACGAAGAAGCTGAGTTTATAGGCTCAATCATTAAGCTGGATAGAATAGATTCAGCAACGCAAACAAAGCTAAACACTATATATAATAGAGTCTTTCACGATAAACAAAAAAGCACTTCTTGCGCACCTTGCTTAAAAGATAGAATACAAAAATTAAAAACTGTTTATGATACCCACTACCAAGATTAAACTCAGCGACCTTAAACCGAATACAAATAATCCAAGATTCATTCGAGATGAGAAGTTTAAAAAATTAGTTAAGTCAATTCAAGAGTTTCCTCAGATGCTTGAGCTTCGACCTATTATAGTCGATGCTGATTACACAATACTTGGCGGCAACATGAGATACATGGCTTGCAAAGATTTACGAATCAAAGAAGTGCCAGTTATTGTAGCAGATGAATTAACTGAAGAGCAAGCTCTAGAATTTATTATAAAGGATAATGTTGGCTTTGGTGAATGGGAATGGGATATATTAGCAAACGAGTGGGATTCTTTTCAGCTTGAGGAGTGGGGATTGGATGTTTGGCAACAGCCAGCAGACGTAGACTATTCAATTCTTGACGAGGATGACGTTTCTGAGCAGCTTTCCGATATGACCAATGGTGTTAAGAAGGCAATACAAATTGAATTTGAAGCAGAGCATTACGATGAAGCCTATCAGCTTGTTAAGTTCTGGAGAGAGCAAGATGCCTACGTTGGGAAAATGATACTTGACTTCTTAAAAGCTGAAAAGAATAAGTTATGAAGATTGCAATACCATCATACAAAAGAGCCGACACCATCGTTTCTAAAACTCTATCCTATTTGTTAAATGATTGTTCGGTAGACCCATCGTGTATTACAGTTTTTGTTGCCAACAAAAAAGAGTTTGATGACTACAAAGCTAAAATACCAAAAGGAGTTAAAATAATTGTAGGACAAGAAACCTTGCGAGGTCAAAGGAATTTTATGGACTTTTTCTATGAAGTTGGCGATAAGGTATTGTTCTTTGATGATGACGTTGAAGGTCTGTACAAAAAGAAAGGTAACAAGACGGAACTGTTTAATAATCTGAATGCACTGTATGAAATTGGTTTTAATGAGTGCTTGAAAAACAACACCGCTATTTTTGGAATTTGCGCTGTAAACAACGGTTTCTATATGAACAACAAAATAAGCACGAACCTCAAGTATATTGTCGGATGTTTCTATGGTCAAATAATTACAAAAGACAAGCGTTTATCAGTCACCCTTGAAGATAAAGAGGACTTTGAAAGAACGATACTTTATTTCCAAAAGTACAAAAAAGTGGTAAGGCTAAATATGATAGCACCGAAAACCAAATACTATGACGAGGATGGTGGTATGCAAGTAACAAGAACCGAAGATAGGGTTACCGCGAGTGCGTTTCAACTCATTAAAAAGTACCCACAATACTGTTCTATTAACACAAAAAAGAAAAGTAAGCACACTGAGTTGAAGCTAAATAGTAGAGCAATATGAAACGAATTGATTTAATAAAAATAGAGCATAGTAGAAAAACAGGAGATGTTTGCGAATATATAGAACCTAATGTAACTGAAGACTGTATATTTTATGCAGATGGAGAGGCAATAGGGTTTTACCTTACTAAAATGCCTGAAAAGATGTGCAAGTTAGCAGACTTAGCAAACGCTGAATTTCAAAGTAAAAATGTACCGAAGTCATTAATGGATAGAATTTCAAGCGTAAAAGGCAAATTTAAAAATACTGCTACAAATATAGGAGAAGGAGTAGAACAAATGTCTGTTATACTTGGCTCAATACCACCTAAACCTATGGTAAGAAGACCATACGCTTCACGTTCAAGCGTTCATTCTATTAAAACTGCACAAACTTTTATAAAAGCTATGTTATTGCTTGCAAAAGAAAGCGAAAAACTAATCAAAGAAATACTACCAAAACAATACGAACAGCAAATTGAGCTATTTAAAGACGTTCCTGAAAAATGGAGGTTCGCAAATCTATTCACAAGTTCAATATCTAACTACAATATTTCTGCGCCATTTCACAGAGATACAGGAAACATAAAAGGAGCAGTAAATGTGATAATTTGCAAGAAGCATAACTCTAAAGGAGGTGATTTACACGTTCCAGATTATGGAGCTACAATAGGGCAAAAAGATAACTCTATACTCGTTTACCCAGCTTGGAGAAATGTTCACGGAGTAACACCAATAATACCAACTCATGAAGGAGGTTATAGAAATAGTCTAATATTTTATCCATTAAAAGCATTCAAAGGATTATGAACAAAACCGAACAACATAAAAAGGCAATGCTTGAAGCTCTAGAGAAATCTCTAGGAGTGGTTACAACAGCTTGCAAAAGTGTTGGCGTTGGTCGAACCACATTTTATATGTGGATGAATGAGGATGAAGAGTTCAAAAAGGCAGTTGATGATATTGAGAATGTCGCTTTAGATTTCGCAGAGAGTCAGCTACATAAGCAGATGAAAGACGGTCAAGCATCTAGTACTATATTTTACTTAAAAACAAAAGGAAAGAAAAGAGGCTATGTTGAACGTCAAGAGATTGAGCAAATAGGTAACACCAACACATTCCAAGTTGAAATAATTGATCCGCAAGGTGAGTCGAATAAAGACGAATAAGATATTCAGGCATCTTCAGGAATCGACTAAGCGGATAACAATTGAGCAAGGCGGTACAAGGTCAGGTAAAACCTACAACATCTTACTTTGGCTCATTCTTGAATATTCGATTCACAATGAGAAGAAGGTCATAACTATTTGTCGTAAGACGTTCCCTTCACTTCGAGCATCTGTGCTTCGTGACTTCGTGACTATTCTTCAGTCAATGAATCAATACGATGAGCTGCTGCATAACAAGTCTAACAACGAATACACGCTCAACGGCAATTTATTTGAGTTCATCAGCTTAGACCAGCCGCAGAAGATTAGAGGTCGTAAACGCGACTTGCTGTTTATCAACGAAGCGAATGAGCTTTACTTTGAAGATTGGCAGCAGTTGATCTGGAGAACTACCGAAAAAATTATCATTGACTACAATCCATCGGATAGCTTCCATTGGATTTATGACAAGGTGATTCCAAGAGATGACTGCGAGTTCTTTCAAACTACATACTTAGACAATCCATTTCTTGAGCGTGAGATTATCAACGAGATTGAAAGGTTAAAAGATACAGATCACGACTACTGGCGAGTCTACGGACTAGGTGAACGTGGCAGCAGCAGAGCAACGATATTCCAATTTAGTGTAGTTGAGAAGATACCGCAAGAAGCAACACATATATCAACAGGGCTTGACTTCGGATTCACGAACGATCCAACTGCATTGGTAAAAGTCTATCAACTTGGTAATGATTTATTCATTGACGAGTTATTGTATCATACTGGATTGACGAACCAAGACATAGCAGATAAGTTAAGCGGCTTTGGATTCAGTAGGCAAGATGTAATATATGCAGATTCAGCAGAGCCAAAATCTATTGAAGAACTGTATAGGATGCGTTTTAACGTCAAACCAACAGCAAAGGGTTCTGATAGTATCATGGCTGGCATTGACATCCTTAAACGCTATAATTTGAATGTCACGAAGACTTCGTTAAACGCTATCAAAGAGTTTCAGAACTACAAATGGATTGAAGATAAAAACGGCAACCTTTTGAATAAGCCAATTGATAACTGGAATCATATTATTGATGCTACCAGATATGCAGTCTTTAACAAACTTTCAAGACCAAACTATGGAAGGTATGCGATTAAGTAGTCAAGCTATGTGCTTTTATTTGTGTGCGTTGTAAAAAAAAGTGTAAATTTTAAGAAAATAATTAAATAATACTTGCAGGTATTAAGTATATGCTTATATTTGTCTTATCAAAAACAAAGGAACAATGACATTTACAAAAATTAAAAACGGAAAATATTACTTTAAAGGTTTAGACACTTGGACTAATAAAGAAATCGAAGGGCATATTATTAATCAGCCTTTAGATATTGAATTAAACCGATCATGGTCTGTTGTGTTTGGATTAGGAAATTCTCACGTTGACCAACCATTTTTTGGTAAATCATTAAAATCATGCAAAGAATGGCTAACAACACCTTAATCGAAATAATCGACACCACAAACGAGCGTAACATTTTACAGGAAAGAATGACGATCCTTATCAAAAACAAAGGAACTATGATATTAATAACAGACAAAGGAGAAATTAAAGGTGAAGAGGTAAAAAACTACTACACTGGTAATCAAAAAAATCAAGTAGCCGTTGATTTTGAATACGAAGGAAGGAAGTATCAATATCCTTTTAGTAGAAAAACAGGAAAATTATATGCTTGTAAGCTCCCATTCAATATTAGATTAAAGGTTTAGTAAAATGACCATCAAAGAAATCAAGAAACTAAACAGCCTGAGTGATGCAGATATTGCTCAGGCTTTTGGATATAAGTCAACAATGGCTTATTCAAACAGCAGCGCAAAGAAGCGCATCGACAAAGGGATTGAATACTTTTACAACTTAAACAACTAGAATTTATGGAATACACGAAAATTGAAAACGTAGAAGTAGATGGCATTGACACTAGTGACTATCCAGACTTCTGTGATGCGTTCATAGCAAGCGCAGACTATGATGGTAAGCCAATGACTGATGAGCAATTAGACGAACTAAATGAAGATGCAGATTTCGTTTATGAATGCGTCTTAAATAAATTATATTAAGAAAAAACCTATTTAATAAATAATCATTGGGAAGAGGTTGTCGAATGGGTTGGGGTTGTAACATAATATCGTTGCAGCCCCTTTTTTATTCCTAAGTTACAAATGACCAATTTATAGTTAGTTAATTATGAAAGTAAAATTCCAGATTCCGCAGACGTTGAACAGCATCACGCTTGGTCAATATCAAAACTTTCAAAAGGTATTGAAAGACAACGAAGGAGCTGAAGAGAGTTCATTCGTTGGAATGAAAATGCTAGAGATATTCTGCAACGCTGATTTTGAGAAAATACGCAACGTTGATCTAGGCGTGTTTGACGTAGCTTTAAATAAGCTGAAAGAAGTTCTTGAGATGAAACCATCAATGAGCAAAAAGATCGTGGTAGACGACACCGAATATGGCTTTATTCCTGATCTTGAGAATATAACTTTGGGTGAGTATGTTGATCTGGAAAAGTACATGGCTGATCCACTTACATTTCACAAAGCGATGGCTGTTCTTTACCGACCAATTAAAATGAAGGTCCAAGACACATACTTGATTGAGGACTACATTGGCACAGAAGATCGAGGTGAGATAATGAAAGAAGCTGGATTGAGTGATTCGCTTGGCGCGATGCTTTTTTTTTGGACTTTAGGAAGAGAGTTAGTAAACGATATTTTAGCCTCTTTGAAGGAGGAGGGATTGAAGACAACGAATACGGAGAACGATCACAGTTCGCAAAGCGATGGGGATGGTATCAATCAATCATACATCTTGCAGATGGAGACGTTGTTAAAATCGATAGAGTCACAGAATTACCTCTTTACCAATGTCTGTCTAAATTGAGTTTTGACAAAGAAAAAGCGGAAATTGAAGCAAAAGAATTAAAACGACAAAGACGATGAGACAATTTTATGAAGTAACAACGAAGCTAAAAGATCTTCTTTACGCTGATGATAATATCAACACAGTAACTATTGGAGATATTAGCGAGGTTGATCTAAGCAAGCAAGGCATCTTTCCACTTGCTCACATTGTTGTCGGTCAGTCTGCTTTTAATGGTTCAACCATAGTTATGGACTTCACGGTGATTTGCATGGATATTGTAAATATTACGAAAGAAGATTTAAGAGATCAGGTAGAATCATTTTACGGAACAAATAATCTTCAAGATATTTGGAATACTCAACACGCGGTAGTTAACCGATTGAATGAGAATCTAAGGAGAGGCGATGCGTTTAGTGAATTGTATCAAATAAGCGACACAATTACAGCCTCACCGTTTAAAGATAGATTTGAAAACCTTCTTGCTGGCTATGCAATAGATATATCTATTTCAGTTCCTAACACCGAAATCTGCGTGTAATGGGTAGTCGCGTCAAAGGCATACGAGATGAAGTTTTAAAAGACTTTGCAGATAAGGTAATTGAAAAGGCTCAGTTGAATCTAGGCGTTGTAAAGAGCTACCGAAGCAAAGCAACAGGCAAGACATATCGAAAGCGATTAGACGCGAGTAAAAGACTACGCAATAGTTTAGATGGCGAGGTTAAAGTCAGAGCTAAAGACGGAAGATTTGTTAAAGGCTTTGTGTCGTTTAAGATGTTAGACTATGGAAATATAGTTGACAAAGGTAGAAAAGCTGGAAAAGGAATAAGTGAAGCTGGACAAAAATCTGTGATTGAATGGATTAAGAAGAAGCCATTAAAGCTCAGAGATGCGGATGGTAAATTCGTTAAACTAACAGATGCTCGATTAAAGGGTATGGCTTACGTTATAAGCCGCAATATGAAGAAGTATGGCAAAGAGCCTACTAACTTTTTTACAGACGCTTACACCTCACAAGAAGAATTATTATTTGAGTCGCTGCAAGATAGAATCGCAGACGATCAAATTGACTACATAGGAACACAATTAGATATTATATCATCAAATGGCACTAGCACTTAAAAATCACACACCGATATCAACCAGATCGCCCTATTTTATAAACTGCGAGCCTTCTGCTGGAACAATTGTAAGTGCTTCACTATCGGTAACGGTTCAGTTGGGTGATAGACGTTCCTCTGTCACATCAATGACAGATGTGAAAAGTTACACATTATCTAAAACTGATGCTGTTGACGGCATTATTGTCTTTGACATTGCGGCAATCATTAAAGACTTTTTTAAGCATGAGTATTCAAATTCTTTAGCTCTTCAACTTGTGCCTAAAGCATCCAATGAAGGGCAGGTGTATTTTGTTAAAGTTGTAAAGTCGATAGTAAACACAATGGCCCCTAATCCGCCTGATGAAACTACATACTACACAATTAAGGATGGCTATGGTAGTTTTAAAGACGGTGTAAACTATCTACCATCTACTGGCGCAACTGGCAATTACATCTTTGAAGGTTCGTATTCAGGCACAGCAGCGTATGGTACTGATGTCACAATAATGGCAACCAATTGCTATCGTCAAATCGGGCAAAATAGTTACGCTATCTTAGGAATCAACACAGGTGAGTTTGATCGGCACAATAGTGAAAGCGCATCTTTTGCAAGAATTAAGTTTGGAGCTGGCGAGAATTGGAAAACAGACGTAACTTCAAACACAAATTGCAAGGACGTTAATATTGCTGCCGCTGAATCTTCTTCGTCTAGATATGGCGAGGTCGGGGATTCTTTACTATACACGCCAATTGGAAAGGTCAATTTACTTAACAACTGGATTAGTGGGTTTGAATATTTAAGAGTTGGTCATTTTGTAACCGCCTCTGAAATCTTACCTGTAGTTAGTGAAATTGAAACGATTACGGAAGCAGGATTTTTAAACTACAATTCGGGCACAGGATTGCTTACCATTTCTACACAATTTCAACCTATAACGCAAACAAGTGTAACACTTCAGCTTCCAGCGTTTACAGATTGCGGAGTTAGTTGGGTGAGCAGAACAGATTCTTGGGATGTTTCAAGCATCGGAACAAACAGCATAACGTGTATTAAACCAGATGCGTCAGCAGGGCAGCAAGTTGATTGTTTACAAGCAACTCAGTTAGAGTTAATAAATTATGGCATTTTAACTTATCAAAGAAATGAGGTTTCAAATGAAATGCTATCAATTAACAAACAACCAGTTTTGCGCTACGAAATCATTTGCGAGCCAAAATACAACGTGATTGATTGTCTTTTTATAAACAAATGGGGATGCTGGGATTCATTCAGCTTCATCAAAAAGTCAATGCAGAAACTAGCCATAACATCAAGTCAATATAAAAGAAATATTGGTTTCGTTGATAGGGGGCCGCTAGGAACTAGCACTCCGAAATACAGCTATTCATTGACAGATCATCAAAATGTGCAATACAATAAGAACGGCATCAAAAGCATAACGGTCAACACAGGATTTGTGGATGAGTCTTTCAATCTGTTACTTGAGGAGATGATGCTTAGCGAAAGAGTTTATCTAATTATTGACGATGTGGTTGAGCCAGTTGTCTTAAACACGCAAAACGTTGATTTTAAAACGAGCGTAAATGACAAGCTGATTAATTATGAGGTTGAGTTCAATTTTGCTTACAATGCAATTAACAACAGCTTATAAATGATAGATTTAGAGGTTTATATTGGAAATAGCAAGCTGGACTTGTTTGATGATGAAAACGTAACACTTAAACGATCCGTTAAGAATTACAGAGAAATAGACAAGCTGTTTAGTGATTACTCGCAAACGTTTAGCGTTCCAGCATCAAAAAACAACAATGTTATCATGGAACATTGGTACGATTCCGATGTCCAACAAACCTTTAATCCATCCTCAAAAAAGAGCGCAAGACTTGAAATCAACAAACACCTCTTTAAAAAAGGGTTTATTAAATACGAAAGTTCTCAAATAAAAGACGGTGAAATAGATAGTTATTCAATCACCTTCTTTACTGCGTTGGTCAATTTAAAGCAGATATTTGCTGACGATGTATTGACTGATTTGCCTTCTACAAATGTAATTCCTTACAACACATATGCGTCTGCTCTAGAGAATAGAATACAACAAAACGAGGTATTACTTCCAATGATCAGCCCATCTCGTAATTGGACTCTAAACAGCCTGCCTGATATTGGTACAATAAATTATAACGGATTTGCAAGCGCAGATAACGAAAACAAATATTTAAGGTTCACCGCGAATACTGATGCAAACGATAATTTAGACTTACTCAATAGTGCTGTAATTTATAGAAGTACAGATAATGCTGGGCAAAATTATTTATCCATTGGTATAGGTATTGTAGTTACCGATCAGACAACTTCTTGGGAAATTAATATTTATGACAGGGCTAACAATTTTAATTTAGAGTATGCAAGTGGTTCTATTACTGGTAATGCTAATATTCAAGCAGGTATACTTCAGCAACTATCAGGGCAAAAAGAATTAGTATATGAATTTATTTACTCGCCAATTTGCGAGTTTGCAATACTTAATGGCGCGATATTTAATGGCGAGTTGGTTATCTGGCGATTTGAATATGGAGTCAACGGTGCTTTGCTATACGAGTTTAAACCTGCGCTTGCACTTAGTAAAATAGTTGAGAATATTGAATCAAAATACGGCTTAACTTTCAGCTCTGACTTTTTAGGAACATCCGCATTCACCGATCTCTTTATGTGGACAAATAGAGAAATTGGTGTCGGCAATCATTTTGAAAGTAATTGGAGTTTAATCAATTCGCCAGACACAACTATTGATCCAAACGGTATTTGGCAAAACGCGAGCAGTAGGCTTCGAGTAACGCCAACCGATGGAGATGTAATTAATCAAATTGAATTTAGAATTGGAACAAAAACGTCAAGGGTAACAGGGTCAAATTTTCCAATACCATTACCAACGTTATTGGTTGAGGAATGGTTAAACGGTGCAGTTACAAATACTACTGAATATGAATTGGAGGACGAGGGAACTTATTACAGAATAGCATTAAACTTCACGCGACCAAGTAGCGGAAACGTTCAATACATAAAATTCTATGTCAAATCTTCGTTTCCTGAAGTTTATGAATGGTTACTGCAAAGCACAAGCACTTATTTAGATTTTACGCTTGTGGGGAGAGATAGGGAATTTGATGATGATCAATCTTGTAAATTTCACTTTTTTAATTCCACATACATTGATGATGTAACAGGGCTAACAAAAAGCGTTAACGGAGGATTGCCTGCAATGAAAGTTTATGACTTTTTTAGTTCAATCATAAAAATGTTCAATCTTGTTATCGTTCCAGATGATAATGATAACAACGTGTTTGAAGTGCTAACGCTGGAAGATTGGTATTCCAATGGCGATACGGTAGACTTAACTAAATACACAGATCAGTCAGAAGAGGAAGTTATGACGATTTCCTTGTTTAATGAGATTAATTTTAAATATGAACCGACAACCCAGTTGATAGGTAAAGAGTTCAGCGACAATAATACAGGTGTCGGATACGGTGATCTTAAAACTTCATTGATAGATAGCTTTGGCGATCCGTTAGGCTCAGATACATTTGAGGTGAAAGTGCCTTTCGTGAATCCTTCTTGGAATCGATTAACGAACACCGCGAGTACTTCTAGCATTGCACCATTTCTAAGTGAGCTTCTGGTCTGTTTAATGGTTGATTCAGAATTAAAACCAATTAACGACAAACCTTTCATATTTTATTACGCAGGGCAAAAGGATATTAGCGCGAATACGGCTTATAGTGTAAGAAAATTCTATTCAACACCGCCAACGATTGCAGATAAATACGAGGTTTATAACCTCTGCTATCAATTCAATACTGATGATGATTTGTTCACTAATTCATTATGTTTTGGAAGTGAAATCAATCCGCTTACTTTAAACGATGGATCAGCGTCCTCGCCTTCAATCTATAATACTTATTGGGAGGATTACATCACCGACATCTACAACAACAGGATGAGAAGGACAATTGTGAAAACGATCCTTCCGTTAGGCGTTATCTTAACATTAAAGGTAAACGATACGATTGTAATCAAAACAAAGAGCTATCGAATAAACGATATGAGTATGAATATGATTACTGGAGAAACCAAATTTGAACTATTAACATTGATAGAATGATAAAAGACATCATTGAACTACTAAAAAGTGACGATTACTTTAATGCTTCTGAGGCGATTCAGATAGCAAAAGGTAAATACAAAACGCCAACATCATTTAATGATTGGCTTAATTATGTAAAAAGAAGGATTCATGGCAGACAAAATAACTAAGGTTGTAGAAATAGAGTTTGATGCTGACGGCAAGAAAATAAAAGAAGTTAGCAAAGAAGTAAAAGAGGTTGCTAAGAATACCGAAAAGGCTAAAAAAGGCACAAAAGGTTTATCAAAAGGATTCAAAAATGTTGGTACAGCATTAAAAGGTGCTGGTATAGGATTATTGATAGCTGCTCTTGCTACAATGATGGAGGTGTTCAAATCGAATCAAGGTGTTGTTGATGCTTTTAGCACAGGAATGAACGCTTTAAAAATAGCGTTTACCGATTTGTTTAAATTCATTGAAAACAATGTCGGCACGGTTGTCGACTATTTTAAGGAACTTTTTGAAGATCCGGCTGGGAAAATTGAAGAACTAGGTTTGGCAATTAAGGAAGGACTTACAAAGCGTTTTGGGCAGTTAATGGAAACGATGTCACTTGCAAGTAAGGCTTTATTTCAGTTTTTAAAGGGTGATTTTGCTAAAGCATGGGAAACAGCAAAAGAAGCAGCTGTTGCAAGCGTTGATATTATCACAGGCGAAGATGGTGGATTAGCGAAAATAATAGAGGTTGCAAAAAAAGCAACTGAGGCAATAGTTGACTACACAAGCGAAACATTAGAAAGTGCTTCAGCGTTAACCAAAAACGCAAAAGCTGCTGAGTTTCTTGAGATAAAGAATCGCGAGTTACAATTATCATATCAAAAACTTGCTGAAGAGCAGCGTCAAATTCGAGATGATGAAGCTGTATCTATTGAAGAGAGAATAATAGCAAACGAAAAACTTGGAGAAATACTCAAGAAAGCGGTTGAAGCTGAACAAGCGGTTGTTCAAAAGCGAATTGATTTTCTTGAATATGAAGCCAAAATTTTAGGATCAAATCAAGAAAGAGAATTGGAACTTGCGAACTTACGAGTTGAAAAGTTAGACATTGAAGAGCGTATTCAAGGCGTGCAATCTGAGCAACTTGTAAATACAAATAGTTTACTGCGTGAACAAATAGAGTTAAAAAAATCCATTGTTAATACTGACCAGCAAATAATGGACATTGAGTCAGCTGCGGTTTTGGCTCTTGAAGATGATGAAATGAAAAAACTTGATATTATTGAGTCATCAAGTTTGAAAAAGTATGAAGCCCAAAAGGCTGCATTAGATGCTGAGATTGCACTACATAAGGAAGGCACAGCAGCATTTCAAGACGCAACGAATCAGCAAAACATATTAGAGGCGCAAAGAACCGCTGACGTTAAAATACAAGCAAAAGAAAGAGCAGATAAAGAAATAGAGATAGCAGAAAAAGTAAGAGATTCTAAAATTGCACTTGCTGGAGCTACACTTGATGGTATAAGTGTTTTGGCATCAATAGCTGAAGAGAAAGGATTAATATCCGCTAAAAAAGCGTTCCAAATAAACAAAGCGATTTCAATTACTCAAGCCACAATTCAAGGAGTTGTAGCCATTCAAAAAACATTGTCTGAGCCTGCCCTACCTTTTCCTGCAAATGTTATTACAGCAGCAGCAATAGGTATTACTTCAGCAGCAAATATCGCAAAAATTGCTTCGACAAAGTTTGATGGCGGAGGAGCATCAGGAGGCGGAGGCGGTGGCGGAGGCGGATCATTGTCAGGTGGAACACCATCTGCACCACAATTTAACACAGTTGGAACAAGTGGATTTAATCAGATAAACGAATCACTAAATAACAACAACAGAAACCCAACCAAAGCCTATGTTGTATCGGGTGAAGTTAGTTCTGCACAAAGTTTAGATCGCAACAGAATTAAAGAAGCAACCTTCCCATAAGTAAACAAATGACCAATTTATAGTTAGTTAAATATGCGAATCATAGAGTTAATATTAGACGAAGAGAATGAAGATGGTGGAGTTTACGCTATCAGCATTGTAGAGCAACCAGCTATTGAATCAGATTTCATTGCTCTTGCGAAAGAACAAACGATTGAACTAGCTGAAGTTGACCATGATAAGCGCATCTTAATGGGGGCTGCTTTGATACCAAATAAAACTATATACCGCAGAAATGGTGAAGAAGAGTTTTATGTCTATTTCAGTAAGAACACAATTCGCAAAGCAAGCGAAATGTTTTTGAAAAGCGGTTCTCAATCAGCTTCAACACTTGAGCATGAAATGAATCTAAGCGGTTTAACAGTTGTCGAATCATGGATAGTCGAAAGCGCAGAACAAGATAAGACAGCTTTACATAAGCTATCTGTT